CTCAAACCCAACAGCTTCATTGACAACAAGCCCAATGATGCCTCCTAGTTCTGTTGGTTATTTTAAAGTTAATGGCGGTGATAAAGTAGCAGTTATCCGTGGTGGTACTGCTGTTGATATTTCTATTTCACAGGTGGTCTAATGAAAACTTCAAAGATGAACAAAGTTGGTAAGGCTAAGGTAGCTACTGTCATGCACGAATTTGGCATGGGTCAATTGCACTCTGGAAAAGGCGGTAAAGTCGTTAAGAATCCCAAGCAAGCCATTGCTATTGCTATTTCAGAAGCTGCCAAAAAAATGGGTCGCTACAAAGGTAAGTGATATACTTAATCTGCTTAATGTGAGCAGATACTAACTTGACCAACCCTAGAGGAGTCAAACAAAATGAATAAATTAGAGGTAGGAAAATCCGAAAACTTAACCAATAGGGGTAAGGGAAGACCCAAGGGGGCGGTTAATCGGGTCACTAGCGAGTTTAGAGAGACAGTTAAGTGCCTACTAGAGGATAACGCTGATAACGTCTCTAAGTGGCTAGAATTAGTAGCAGAGGGAGATGAGCTAAAGCAGATTCGCCCAGACCCTTACAAAGCATTAGATATGTTGGCTAAGTTAGCAGAATACGCTACACCTAAGTTGGCTAGAACAGAACACACAGGTAGCGACAATAAGCCCATTGAGATTAGTGTTACATGGGCGAAGTAATAGAAATCCCTTATGCACCAAGGGAACACCAACTAAAGGTTCACGAGTTACTAGAAGCAAATAGGTTTGCAGTAGTAGTGGCGCATCGTAGGTTTGGAAAGACTGTTGCTGCGCTAAACCATCTAATCCGTGATGCGGTGCTAAACCAACGAGAGACACCTAGATACGCTTATATTGCTCCTACTTATGGGCAAGCTAAGAGGGTGGCTTGGGACTATCTCGTTAAATACACTACACCGCTAGGCGGTACTAACAACATCTCAGAGTTACGAGTTGACTTTTGGGGTAGGCGTATTCAGTTATATGGCTCAGACAATCCAGACTCACTCCGAGGTCAATACTTTGATGGCGTGATTATTGATGAGGTGGGAGATCAAAACCCTAAGATATGGACAGACATTGTTAGACCTGCTTTAACAGATCGTAAGGGCTGGTGTCTATTCATTGGGACACCTAAAGGCCATAACCACTTCAAAGAACTGCGAGACAGGGCTGAAAAGGAAGATGGCTGGGGATTGCTAGAGTTCAAAGCCTCCGAGACAGGGGTAGTTGATGAGGTAGAACTCAAGGCGGCTAAGAATGAAATGGGTGAGGACAAGTATCGTCAAGAGTTTGAGTGTAGCTTTGACGCTGCCGTAGAGGGTTCATACTATGGACAAATCCTGAATGAACTAGAAGACAAGAAGCACATGCAAGAGATTCCTTGGGAGGAACTCAGTAGAACTTTTACTGCTTGGGATTTGGGTATGAGTGACTCTACATCTATCTGGGTGGCTCAACTTGTGGGTACGGAGATTAGATTAATTGACTACTACGAGAATCATAGCGTAGGCTTAGACCACTACGTTAAGTGGATTAAGGATAATGACTACCTTAAAGCAGAGCATATCTTGCCCCATGACGTAAGAGTTAGAGAGTTAGGGACTGGAAAGAGCAGACTTGAAATGCTTGAGGAAGCAGGTTTAGAGGTCAAGATATCCCCTAGAATGAGTTTAGACGATGGTATTCAGGCGGTAAGGCGTATCCTACCTAGATGCTGGTTTAACGTGCCTAAAGTCCAAACAGGACTGAACTGCCTGAGAAACTACCGAAGAGATTACGATGAGAAGCGTAAGATATTCTATGAAAGACCACTTCACGATTGGTCGAGTCATGGAAGTGATAGTTTTCGTTACTTAGCCCTTGGATTGGATGAAGGCAATTCAACGTGGTCTAAGCCTATTAATCAAGCACCGAAATGGATTGTGTAATGTATGTAGAACGCCAAGGGGTAAATTTAGCCCCTAAAGTGAAAGAACTTGAAAACCGCATTGAAGTATTGGAAAATGTAGTAAAAGAGTTACAATTACAGACAAGACCGAAACTAGGTCGCCCTCCAAAGGATGCACATGGAAACGAACGACTTGAAGTCGATACTACAGGCAGAAATTGACGACTCCATCGGTTTTATTGAGAGCGAGACAGTCGATCAGCGCAAGCAAGCCTTAGAAGCATATTTACGTCAGCCTTATGGTAATGAGGTTGAAGGAAAATCTCAGATTGTTACTGGAGAAGTGGCAGAAGCCGTTGATGGTGCTTTGCCATCTCTTGTTCGCATATTTGCTGGCTCAGAGAACATTGTCGTGTTTGAGCCACAAGGCCCGAAAGATGAGGCATCTGCAAAACAAGCTACTGACTACTGTAACTGGGTTTTCTCAAGGGATAACGAAGGCGTAGCTATTCTGCACGATTGGTTTAAGGATGCCTTGCTACAAAAGAATGGCATTGTTAAGGCATATTGGGAAGATAAAGAAGACATCACTAAAGAGCGTTACTTTGACTTGTCTAGTGACGAGTTAGCCATGCTGATGAGTGATGAGAGCATGGAAATTGTCGAGCAAGATACAACTGAGTTTCCTATTTTTGACCCTACAGGACAGCCTGTAATTGACCCTGCTGGTCAGCCAGTCATGGGTGCTACTCATAACGTAGTTGTTCAAAAGAAGAAAAAATCAGGCAAGGTAACGATTGAGAATGTACCTCCAGAAGAGTTCTTGATTAGCAAAAAGGCTCGTACTATTGCTGATAGCCCATTCGTAGCCCATCGTCAGATGATTACTCGTAGCACTTTGATCGCTATGGGTTTTAACAAGAAGCAAGTTGAAGGCTTGGCAATGGGTGATGCTCTTGCCTACACTCCAGAGCGTGTTGCTCGATTTTCTGCTGGTGAGCAGCCATACCAAGTGCAGACTGATGACCCATCAATGCAAGAGATTGAGGTCTTTGAGTGCTATGTCAAAACTGATATAGAAGGCAAGGGCATTGCGTCTTTAGTTCAGGCTTTTTATGCGTCTAATGAGATTCTTCAGGATGTAAAGGGCAAGGAAATGGTTGAGGAAGTGGACTATGTTCCTTTCCACTCAATCTGTCCTATTCCAATTCCTCACAAGTTCTTTGGCAATTCTTTAGCTGATAGAACGACAGACATTCAGTTAATTAAAACGACTATTACTCGTCAGATGTTGGATAACTTGTATCTGACAAACAATGCTCGTGTTGTTGCCGTGGAAGGACAAGTAAATCTTGATGACTTGCTTACATCTACTGCTGGTGGTGTTATTCGTGCTAAATCTCCTAACGCTGTTCAACAGTTAGTAGTTCAAAACGTAGCATCTCAGGCTTTTCCAATGCTTCAGTATCTGGATACAGTTCAGTCTAAGCGTACTGGCGTATCTGATGCTTCACAGGGCTTAGACCCATCTATCTTGCAGAACGTGACTGCTGCGGCTGTGGCTTCAATGCAACAAGCTGGCGCAGGTAAGATTGAACTAATGGCTCGTATCTTTGCTGAGACTGGTGTTAAGTCTTTGTTTAAGGGAATCTTGCATCTCTTGTGCAAGTACCAAGACAAGCCTCGTTTGGTGCGTATGCGTGGCGAGTTTGTAGAGTTTGACCCTAGAACATGGGCTAATCAATACGATGTAGCTATCAACGTAGGATTGGGCGCAGGTAATCGTCAAGAGCAGATGGCTATGCTGTCTATGGTTCTTGCTAAACAAGAGCAGTTAATCGGTCAGTATGGCCCTGCTAATCCTTATGTATCTCCTGCTCAATATCGTTCTACTCTAGGGCGCATGGTTGAGTTGGCAGGATTTAAGGATAGTGCTGAGTTCTACAAAGCAATTACTCCAGAGCAAGATCAAGCCTTGTCTAATCCTCCTCCACAGCAACAACAGATGCCTCCAGAGGTTCAGGCATTGATGGCTAAGGTGCAGGCTGAGATTCAGGCAAACCAAGCCAAAGCACAAGCTGATATGCAGATACAGCAACAACAACAGCAGATTGATATGCAGATGGCTCAACAGAAGGCTGGCCTTGAGATGCAGTTAATGCGTGAGAAAGAAGCTGCTAAATTACAGTTAGAGCGTGAGAAGCAACAGGCTTACTTTGCATTGAAACAACAAGAGTTTGACGCAGAAGCCCAATTGAAGGCTATGAAAATCGGTGCGGGTATTACTTCTAACGTAGAAATAAGG